ATGTCACACAGCAGAAGACTTAGTTGCGTATGCAGCTCGGGTAAGTAACCCTGCAAACCAGAACAATACGGAGACTGCGCCACGTCTCCTGAAGTACTTGATTCGGGAACAACATTGGTCACCTCTTGAGATGGTGCATATCACTATGGAGATTCAAACGACTCGTGATATTAGTCGTCAGATCATTCGTCACCGATCATTCTCGTTTCAAGAGTTCTCACAACGATATGCGGTAAGTGACAGTTTTACAAATCGTCAGGCTCGTCTTCAAGACCCCAAGAACCGTCAGAACTCAATCCCCATTGAAGTTCCGGAAGCCACGGGTGGCGAGGGTTCGGTACGTTCCAGTACGGAACGTCTGTACGAAGACTGGAACATGAAACAACGTGAAGTGATTAACAAGGCGAACGATGTCTATAAGTGGGCGCTAAATAATGGTATCGCAAAGGAACAGGCACGTGCAGTACTGCCCGAAGGTAATACTCAGACAACTTTGTATATGAGTGGTTCACTGCGGTCTTGGATTCATTACTGTGAACTTCGTCGAGGTCATGGTACACAACTAGAACATATGCGGGTAGCGGATCAATGTTGGGAAATCATTGGTGGCCACTTCCCGTCCGTAGTGGAGGCTTTATCATGATGTATAGGTGCAATGTAGTTGAGGATAGTGATGGTCATCAATGTCTGGAATTTACAGACGAATTGATGGACGCACTTGATTTGAAAGTGGGTGATGAAATTATCTGGGAAGAGAATCACATCACAGGTGAATGGTCGTTTAGAAAAAAGGTAGTTGCAGATAGTCTGAGATAGCGAGACTGCGGGAGGAAATGAATGGAAGTAACGATTCGAAATAAAGACTTCCTTGCGACACTTGATGCTTTCAAGGATCAGATGTTTGCGGTAGAAGGTTACAACGATCCTAAGTATCATGTATACAGTGAACCCGATGATAAACATCGTGGTAGGTACTACACCAGTGAACACTACCTTCGCAATATCTCTCTGAACGCAAAGGAACCTGTTGGCCCTCCGGATCGACACTTCGCACAACCCATTGCAAAGATGGTACGTGAAGACCCTGAGAAGTGGAGTGCATACATGCAGTTGGTGAAGTATGACTTTGCCTCTGAGATTGGTGCACACACGTCTGCATTGTTGTCCTACTATCCGCCTGGCGGGTTTGTGGGATGGCATACCAACTGGGATGCGTCTGCGTATCAGGTGTTATTCACTTGGTCTACGGGTGATGGTTACTTCTCTTATTATGATAAAGAGAAAGACGAAGTGATCACAATTCAGGACGTGCCAGGATGGCAGTGTAGACACTACTACTTTGGGCCGAAGGAAGAACCTGAGAACCTGTGTTGGCACGGTGCGTATGCGGGAGGGGAACGTATTACCCTTGCATATAAATTCTGTGGTTATGGTAGGAACGATCCTCGTGATGAGAAAGCGAGGCAGTTACGTGATTTATTAATTGAGGAGATTGAAAATGATTGATGACGAAAAGAAGAAACTTCAGAGTGCAATTAAAGAGATGTCTATGTCCATGACTCGTGTGGACGCAGAGAAAGACCTTCAGAAGGATATCATCCAGAGTGCGTTTGATGATACTGGGGTAGACAAGAAGTACATTCGCAAGTTGGCGATGATCTACCATAAACAGAGTCTTACCGACTTTCAGACTGAGACCGAAGAAGTACAGAACCTATACGAGGACTTGTTTCTGTAATGATTATTGATAGATACATGATCCAAAATAGGGAAGACTTGTTCCTTAAGAACTTGATGAACCCTATGTTTGGTGATCCCAAACCCTACAACAAACAAGACTTCTGGAAGCTCATTGATCACTGGAAGGCCTATCTTTCGAATGAGTATGGTCTTCGTAAGGGAAACGTGGTGGGATGGGGTGTCGCAAAGAACAACGTCAACTGTCATGCAATCCTGTTTGCAATTGCAGAACTTGGTGCACAGATTTTTCCTGCACACCTTGCATGGCATCCAGAGGCGGAAACCGACACTGTATCTACAACCCTACGTCCTGAGTTTGGATTCTGGGATAACGTCACCCTGAATATGTTAGAGGGTGCACAGGGCAAGTTCTACGGAAAGTACCTTGATTATGAGATGATCAACATCGATGAGGTTGACATTGTAAACTATAATGAAGAGATGGCCAATGTGACTCCCGATGTGTTTCCAGAAGACCCATTCTTCATTACCTACTCAGATGGTTTATGCGAAGATGGATTTGAATTCCAGTATTACACACACCAAGAGACATGGGGTTTAGCGCACCGCCACTATAAACTGTTCAATATGAAGGACACGATTGGTGTACATACGTTTAACTTCATGCACTGCATGTCCTTCATTACATACTCTCTTGCTGCTTACATGGGTTGTAAGGAACACTATGTCCTGAACTGGTGGGACAGGGTTGACCAGTGGAAGCCTGCCATGTTGAAGATGCTTCAAGAGGTATACAACAGACCAGAACGTAAAGTTATCTTCTTCAAGAATGAAGAGACTCTACGTCACAGTTTGTCAGTGATCGACGATACGGGTAAAGAGACGACTCGTTTCATTTGTCCTTACGGAGAATCTACGCAGTCTTTACATGATATTTGTCATGACTTTAATATTCGTGCTACCGTCCTATACGGAGAAACCCGTGCGAAGGCACTGACTCTTTTTGTTAAACCAATTAATCCTGACTCAAAGTTCATTGAGGATTCGATTGGATTTGTGCCAGACAACTACTACGAGTGCGTGTATAGTCCGCAGAAGGGCGTTATGTTTGTGCGTGGGTATCATGACTCAGTATACCGATCTTTCTCGTTTAGTGTAGAGAAGATGGAGACGGGTGAGTACATACATAAAGGCCTGCTCGAGAAACACCCCCATCAAAAACGTGTGGAGGAAATTCTAGGACACAGTGACTTCTTCTTACTGCGTAAGTATGGTGAGAGTTACCTTGCGGTCTATGAAGAACCTAAACCCGAACAGTATGAACTACTTGATATTTTGGGCTTGACACACATTGCAGTAATTGATAGAATGGCATACTGTTTGGAGAACAAACGTTATAGGGACTGGTTCGCATTGAAGAACCAGTTTTGGTATGGATTTGATTCTTATGAAGAAGGTAGAGTGAGGTATTATAATGGCGAAGGATAAGAAAAAGACTGGCAGTATTGATGACATTACGCCAGAACAATGGAATGAAATGAATCGTCTTCATCTTGAAGAGGTGCGAGACTCAAAAGAAAACGACAAAGTTGTGAATATTGAGTATGACACGTGTAACGATATTGGGTTTCCGGAAGACACCTTTACTTTAAGTGTGGGTGACATTACGGCTGATTCCATTCCGTTCACACTACACACCGACGATACTGTGAGTTATACAATCAAAGAACCCATCAACTACAAGTTCAATGAAGGTGTGTTGATGGCAGAGTTCAAAGATTACATCGATTCGACTTACAGTGGTCACTATGGACAGGGTGGTTTACAGTCCTCTGAGATCATCGTAGATCGTGGTCATGGTATGGGTTTCTTCTCTGGCAATGTTGATAAATACAACGGACGTTACGGTAAAAAAGGAGAAACGCCTGCAGACTATAGGAAGGACATTTTGAAGATCATTCATTATGGTTTCCTGATGCTGTACGAGCACGATAGAATTCATGGGAATACTACTGACTAATGGTGACAGTTTTACGTATGGGGATGAACTGCCGGGTTCTCGGACTTATGGAGAGGACGGTGAAACGGCTCTCTTCGACTTAAATACACATCACCCCAAAACTTACACGTATAAACTAGCCAATCATCTTGGTGTTAACCACGTAAATTTGGCACATAACGGTTCTTCTAATCAAAAAATTTTTAGAAGAACCACCGCTTTCCTGCAGAGAACTACCAAGAAAGTAGACTACATGGTAATCATGTGGTCTTCTTGGGGTAGGTTGGAAGTTTTCTCGCCCATTACCTATAAGAAAGATAATGAAATGTTCATTCAGGAAGAGTGTAATATGAATCAACTTATTCCGGATCACCATGATCGTGAACTCGGGTTTAATCTAAAAAACTGGCCTGAAGGTGGTGAGGTTGGTCAAGCGGTAGTAGATTGGTACACCAAAGTTTATACCATGTCGACTCCGATTCTACATCATCTCAACTACATGTGTACTCTTCAACAGATCGCAGATTTAAAGGGTATCAAAATCATACAAACCGGAATTCATCATGGAAACTGGCAGAATGTGTTGAGTTGTATGAATAGAGCTAAGAATGATGATCGTTTCAAACCTTGGTTGGCAGAGATAGAATCTTGTTTTAGATACCTAAGACCGGAATGTAAGATAGGTTTTGGTGATAGACTAGATATGACATCTATTGCAGAGAGTCCAGATCACGAGGAATTTTTCATCTATCCCATGGGACATCCCTGCGAAGGAACACACACTTGGTATGCAGAGATGCTTTACAACGTATTTAAAGAGATGGAAGAATAATGTTATTGACCTGTGGTTGCAGTTTTGTTTGGGGAGATGAACTGGAAGGTTGTTACGATGACCCGCCAAATCATTGGAGACATACCTTTACCAGTCTCCTAGCTAAACGCTTGAGGGTGGATTATATCAATCTGGCCGCCTGTGGAAACGGAAACGATAAAATCTTTCGGGACGTTATGACCTATCTCACCGATCCGAATAGACGACAACCAACACACATGGTGATTCTCTGGTCTAGTTGGCAAAGAACTGAAATGGCCGAACCCGACAATTCTCATCATGCGGGGAGAAATATCCAAAGGTTCGACTCAACATCACAGTTCTCACCTGAGAGAATCCACAACATACTTCCAAAGAAATGGGGTGCAGCTCACGCATGGTTTGATAGGGCATATGATGTCAGAACCGATATCTTGAGACAACTTCCTCTCATGATTGCCATGCAAGAAATCTGTGACCTACGAGGAATCAAATTGATTCAAGGGGCATTCCACGATAGAATGATGGATAACATTATGTGGTCACTTAAGGGTGGTGATAGTGGTGATTTTGCGGCGTGGAATAAAAAGTTCGGTGATCTGTTTGGTAAGTTGCGAAGTGAGAGTAGAGTTGGTCTTGGTAAATATGAGACACTGAGATCAGTGAGCGAGAGGTTGAAAGACATCAAACCTAACGCCCACCCTGGCGAAGCCTCCCACAGTGAATATGCGGGAATGCTTTATGGCATCTTTAACTCTTTTGAGATAATTCGACGATTCGACAAATCTGTTGTTTCTGATCATCAACCTTAACTGAGAGACGACCATCAACCCTCATGCTAGTCGTGAGATTCGTAAATTTATAGAGAGGTATATCAATGAGCACGAATAACCCAAACGCAATCTTTGATCTAGAACAACAGATTATGGAATGTTGGAATATTATTGAAGATATTGATTTGATAACAACACACTTTGTCGATTCGACTGAATGGGCGGGAGATCATTTTAGTCCTAAGGCCTGTGATGCGATGATGAACAAGTACTTTGGTCTTAAAGAACTTTATGCTCTCAAATTCGAAAGGGTGTGGGATACCTTCGAAGACGTATGTAAAGAATACCACAGACGGGGAATGGAATTGAAGGACTTAGACGCTACTTGTCCCGAACGGATATAGTTTAAAAAACACACACTGTCAAGACAATGACATATATAAATACCCATGAGGTCAAACAACTTTATGGGTATTTTTTTATGCGTTACATAATTAGTTTTTGGATGCTTGCGGTGATATTAGCATCTACGGGGGTTCATGCACAGGAAGAAAATCCTGTTGAACCAATTGTTACTGAGAGTACGGTAATCACATCGGGGAAGTCTGAGACAACACTAAAGTCGCCCCCTGCGTCTGCCATCTCTCCTACGATCAACACGTCTAACTCTGACCTATGTACTTTCGGAGTTGCGGGTGCGGTTCAGACTCAGATACTTGGTATCTCTATGGGATCACAAGTAACCGATGAGAACTGTGAGAGATTGAAACTGGCCAAGACTACCTTCGATATGGGTATGAAAGTGGCTGCGGTTTCCATCATGTGCCAAGACCCTCGTGTCTTTGACGCAATGATGAATGCGGGAACACCGTGTCCCTATGACGGTATGATCGGAATGGAAGCGAAGGCTGCATGGGAGACTAATCCCGAACTGATGCCTGGCGCACCAGAGAAAAAGGAAGAACTGAGTAATGAGAACAAGACATTACTGGGCGGGGCTGGCGTTGCTACTCTGCTCTTCTTACTCTTACTCTGAGGAAGTCTACCAGTCTTCGCCTAACGCAGCCAATGCGGGGTTGAATTGGGTGATGACCAATATCCTGCCTCAACAGGCGGGACTGACAGTGAATGGTGTAGTATATCGATACACTGCTGTCAAGGATGCGGATGCGGACATGTTAGTCCATGTCCAGAACGAAGATGCGATCAATGGGGGTTACATCTTTCGTGAGACAGATGATTGGTCTGGACTGCCTGGCAATACAATTAATAAACAGGTTCCAGTTGCCAACATACCCATACAGTTTTGGGGTGACGGGTCGATTGAAGTAGAAGGGGAAGGAAGTGTTGAAAACCCTCTCGTAATCTACAATTATCGATACGACACTTGTTTTGGCGTTACGGATAATCCGGAATGTCCTGGCTACATTCCTCCCGTTGCGATGCCTGATTTGACAGTGACCGATCCTATGGATGAACAATACGTCAAGGATGAGTTGGAGAAGAAGGCAGAGTTAGACGAACAAGACGAAGAAGATCGTCAACGTCGAAGAATGATGTCGTCGTCGGAGGAGAAGGAGGACAAGAGACTGGCTGCAATATTGGGGATCGTCGATAACTCATTGTTGGCTGCAGAGAGCATGCAGAAACATGAAGAATTGATGGCAATGCAGTACATACCCTCTAGTTACTATGTCGAACTCCCTGACACAAAGTATGAAGAAACGGTTGTTCTGAAGGACGCTGATCTGCCTGACAATAGAAAGGCACGTAGACAGAGTGTTTCTCAACAACTCTTACATCAAGAGTTAGTAAATCTACAGTATGAAAAGAAATAACAATTATAAAAACTAGGAGCAAGAAATGAATAAAGCACTTATCCCTGCGATCATGGGATTAACATTTGCTGCCGCTGTGGCTGCTGAGATTCCGATTACCGGAAACGTAGAGTCTAAGTGTATCGTTACTACTGACGCCAACGGTGTTTATGGTAACCCTACGCCTAGTCTTCTGAGTACAACACAGGCAAACGGTGGTGTAGAACCTGTGGTTCGTTACGATGTAATTCAGGCGGACTACTACAAGGCGTTGATCAGTGTACCAGACGTTTTCACAGAAAGCCCTGCACTGAATGATGTGGTCAACTGGTCTGGTGACGTTACGGTTGGAGAAGTATCTGACCCTCTTATGTCTGCATACGACAATGACAAACGTCTATATAACAATATTACGGAGATTGATTTGACCGTTGCGGGAAGCACATGGTTTAAGATTTCTTCTGAAGCAGATTACGGATACGACAAAGCGTTCCCTGCTGGACAATACCGTTCGGTTGTGACTGCGGAGTGTATCGCAAACTAAGGTGACTCTATGCGTTATATCATGACATTGTTATTTCTTTCCCTGTGTGGGTCAGCAATGGCCCACCAGTGGACACCCACCTATCCGAAGTTAGAACCTTCGTATGTGAATGGTGCATTGAAAGCAACAATGACGTTATTCAATAGTAGACAGGATGTTTCCTATTACGAGATCGGTGTATTTGACGCCGATATGAAACCCGTGAAGTTTGCGACTGCGGAACGAATCGTTCAAGTCGGGTATCTACGAAGAATGAAGATTGATGTCTTCATTCGTGAACAGGACAGAAACGTAGCTGTATACATCTGTTCGAAATCCAAATTATTGAAGGGTGAGGGTACAGCAACTCTTATCGCTTCTAGAATATGTTCGAAGATAAAATGAAACCAAGTAGATTTCTGTTATTCATCATTCTGTACTTTTGTGTAGGTTTCTACTGTGGTGCAGTGTATGGACAATCAAGTTCACTGAACCTCGCACTACCGCAATCGCCACAGAGTTTTCAATCCGACAGGGTAAGAGCAGGAGACCTAGAATGTTCTGCGGCCATTGGATCGTCTACCAACGTGGAGTTTGGTGTGGTGGGTATTCTGAACCAGAATGATCCTTGGGATCAATACCGCAACACGATGAACGTCCAACCCATCGACGGTGGGTTTAATGGTCTGACATACAACGACAACTTCATGAGAGACGTTGGCGTGTATGCGAAGATCACCGTTCCTATTGGTGCACCGAAAGAACGTCTGAACTGTAACGCCCTGTACAAACTAGAATTAGAAAAGAAGAGACTAGAAGTCATGAAGTTAAAACAAGAATTAAATGCGCTTCGTAACTTACAGTTCGAGGAGAACTAATGTCAGACGAAGATAAGACTACAATCGAATTTGGGGGAATGTCATTTACTGGTGGTAAGGCGTTTGCTCTGGTAACCGCACTCTCTACACTCGGTGGTGCCGCTTGGGGTGGTTTTGAAATCTACAAAGACTATATGGATATGAAAGAGATTATCCAGAACATAGATACCACAGAGATTGAGAACAGAAACCAACAGATCGAAATCAAGATGGATGAGATGTTGGCGCAAGTGAATCAGGCCATCGACTACTCACGTAGTATCAAGAATGACCTGAGAGACGACTTCAACCGTATGGAAGCGAATGTAGACCGAATCGAAGATCAGTCCCGTGACCTAGAAACTGAGGTTGAGGATATGATTGATCGTGCAGATGAACGTTTTGATATGAAGCGTGAATCATTACAGATGGACACTGATAAGAAGATTGAAGCACTGGAGAAGAGACTGAACGATAAGATTCAGACGTTCCTAGATAATCCTCTTGCCGATGGTTAAATTAAGGCTTGACAGATATGAATTTTCGTGTTATACTAACAGCTATCTCTGTGGGGATGCTGATTACTGGATGTTCGCTAATCCCATCTCGGTGGGATGACAACGAAGCAGCCGGAGTCACCGATCTCTACAACTCTATTGTCACTATGGATTGCACTCTTCAACCTGTACTTATAAAACGTATGGTAGAGGATATTGACAAGAAGCACACGTGGGTGTTACACTACACTCAACTCAAAGGTACAAAGGACATCGAAAGTCTTCTATTGAAGATGGATGATACTATTGATGGAATGGTCAAGCAGGAAAAGATCAACCCTGCTTATTGTAAAATCAAACAAAGACTACTCACTGTACAGTCAGAGGCAGTCGCTGCAACTATTATGGGAAGATTCAAATGAACGAACTTGAAGAACTAGAGTCAATTGTCGCTCTTGAAGATGAGGATTGGGAAGCATCCCGTCTTGCAGAAGTATTCATCGATATGGTCAAGTCCCGTGAAGCCGGTGAATTGACCGAAGCGGAGTTCACGGAACTCGTGGGTGACATGCGTCAGACTGAACTCATGTATGATGAGTCTGAGATGACCATTGCCAGACAACGGTTAGTAAAAGTTGCCGAAACCCTCGCAAAATTTAGCTAAAAAAACTTAAAATAATTTCAAAAAACGCTTGACAAACTTGTTTCGACTATGAGATAATACGTATGTTGTCTGGGGAGAGGTTCCCCAAACGCCTTAACTACGGAGAAATATATTATGTCACATGAAGTTGAAACTATGGCCTACGCTGGTGCACTCCCTTGGCACGGTCTAGGTGTTGCGGTATCTAATGATCTGACTCCCCGTCAGATGATGCAGAAAGCTGGTCTTGATTGGACAGTCGAGAAGGTTCCTACCTACGCACGTATCTATTCTGAGTTCGAAGGTGGAAGTCCTCTTGAAATCCCAACGGGTGTTGAAGCCCTTGTCCGTTCTTCGGACAACAAGGTTCTGACTCAGGTCGGTTCTGGTTGGAACCCTGTACAGAACGAGGAAGCGTTTGACTTCTTCGCAGAGTACTGTGCTGCGGGTGACATGGAAATGCACACCGCTGGTTCTCTGAAAGGTGGTCAGATGGTCTGGGCACTCGCCAAGATCAAGGAGTCTTTCGATATCCTTGGTGGTGACCAAGTTGACTCTTACCTTCTGTTCTCTAACCCTCACCAGTACGGTAAGTCGATTGACGTTCGGTTCACTCCGATCCGTGTTGTGTGTAACAATACTCTGACACTCTCTTTGGGTCAACAGGTTGCCAACTCTTGCAAACTGAACCACCGTTCAGAGTTCAACCCTGAGAAGGTGAAGGAAGCCCTTGGTATCGCACACGAGAAGTTTGCGAAGTACAAGGAGATGGCAGAGTTCCTGTCAACCAAGCGGTTCGACATGGAGTCTCTCATTCAGTACTACAACGAGGTGTTCCCACGTACCTACCAAGGTAAGAACCCTCCCGTAGTCAAGGAGTTCAAGGACTTGACCACCAATGGTCAGAAAGCGTTCGAACTTCTTGAGACGCAACCTGGCGCTGAGTTTGGGGAAGGTTCATGGTGGCAGGCACTCAACTCAGTGACCTACCTGACCGATCACAAGATGGGTCGAAGTGCGGATACCCGCCTCGCCTCTGCGTGGTTCGGATCGAACCAAACCCGCAAAGAACGTGCGGTTAACAAGGCAGTCGAGTTCGCAACGGCTGCCTAACATAGAACGGGGGGTTATAAGACCCCCCCTTTTTATGAAAAAATATTCTAAGAAATTTCACTTTTTTTCGCTTTTCCGCTTGCAATCAAAGCAAGAATATGGGATAATTACCCTGTAATTGAGAGAGAGGTGTTTATTATGATTACTAACTTTATTGCTCTGCGTTCTAACCCCGTCCTCGTTGAGTTCCGTGACTATGTTCACTCTTTCTACGGTAAGGGTGGAATCTATGACCTCGGTTGCAGTATCCCCGAAATCGAAGTTGCGATCATGGACTACATCAAGATCGTGAGTGACCCCGATAGGTTCGAAGAGTGGGGTGACGGTGACTCTCTTGACCGTGAACGTGTTCGGGAGATTCTTGAGAATGATTACAGCTTTGAGGAGATTGCATGAGAAAATACCACTACGAATACCAAACCTATCTGTTGAAACACACTCGTAAACAGAACAAGGGTGCGGGTTATACTCAAGACTCTGAACGTCTCAAGACCTACCGTGCTGAGTGGGCGTTCCAGAGTCGTGTGAAACTTCCGCAGTTCAAGGACATCAAGGAAGCGCAGAAGTTCGCCAAGAAGGTTTACAAGTCCAAGACTTGGCAGAAACTCTGGAAACAGAGTATTGAAGGTGACGTGACTCGACTCTTCGCCTCTAACCCGAAGGTGGTTCAGAAGGAACGGTCTTCTGGTCGGGGTACTTCTGGTTTTACTAACGGTTATACCGTGACCCTAGATAGTATCGCTGGTTTCGATGCGTACACGTTGATCCACGAACTGACTCACTGTTTGGGTCACATGCATCATGGTCGATCTTTCCGAAAGGCTCTGTTGTCAATGGTTGGAGTCTTCCTTGGTGCGGAGCACAAGAAGATTCTGAAAGAAGAATTTAAGAATCGTAAGTTAGCGTTCGGTGAGGCACGTAAACCTATGAGTTACGAACAGTGGGTGGCTGCGAGAGAACGTATGGAGAAAATGCGTAATGGTTGATGGAAAAGGTGATCCGATGGTTCGTGCAGAAGGCCGAACCAAACCAGATCGAAAGTGGTATCCTGAAGATTTCGATTGGTATCTGAAGTGGATGGCGACTGTCGCTATCCTTACTTCGGTACTGTTCCGTAATGCTGGGCCTAATTATCGTGAATATGATCTTGCCATAGGTACTGTAGGTACGATACTATGGTTGTGGGTGTCGATCATCTGGCGTGATCGTGCTCTTATTTTGTTGAATGGTGCAATGACAATCCTGTTGGGCACTGCATTCATTCGGGAGTTTTTATGAAAGTTTTTGAACATGTAGACGTTGAACTAAAAGAGATGGTTGCAGAGACAACCGAATCTGGTCGGATCTACAAAACACCGGAGGGTATCGGTTTACCCTCCATCACAACCGTACTCAGTATACTATCACGTGACAGTATTGCGAAGTGGCGATCACGTGTGGGAGAAGCTGAAGCGAATAAAATCTCTCATCGTGCATCTACTCGTGGTACACGTGTTCACGAAATCTGTGAAAAGTATGTGGACAATGACCCCGATTATAAAGAAGGTTACACACCCGATATCATTGAGTCATTCATGCAGTTACAACCTATCTTGGATGAACGTCTGACTAAGGTCTATGCACAAGAAGCGCCTCTCTACTCCACCCATCTTGGGGTGGCAGGTCGTGTTGAC